AAACCCTATTACTTCTTAATCAGTATTCTTTTATATATTTCTTGAATGGGGTGGCTTAATTGCCACCTTTTTCTTTATTCCAAATAAAAACAACCTTTTTCTATTATATATTATACTATGATACAAGCAACCACTACATCAGATTTTAAAGCGTACATATCAACTGAAGATAATCGTATAAATACTTCTGTAGATAAGACTCAGATAAGGCATTTAGTGAAGCTTATAAACGATATGGACGGAAGTATTGATTACGTTTATCCTATTGAAACATCCAACTTGATAACAGATAGATATACAGAAATGGGGTTTTATTATAATGCAACTCCTGATATGTATGGAGGTCAAGTCAATCTTTTACCTGCAGGTTATTGGAAATACGAGGTTTATGAAGTTAGTTGGATAGGAACTGTAGCACTTAGAAAGGACACAGCACCATCAACTGAAACTGAAGTACTACCTGTTGATGACGATAATGGAGTAGTTCAAGGATTAGTAACGAAAGGCAAATTGCTTTTATCAGAAAAAGACGGAACACAGCAAGTACAATATACACAACATCCTGAACCATCAGGTGACAATTACATATATTACGGACAATAAACTAAAACAATTAAAAAATGTCACAAATAGACAACAACAACCAATTATTAAGAGAACAACTAGGAAAGAACAGATGCGATGTAATAACTACAGATAATATGACAAGCAAAAATTATTATGCAGTTCATTTTCCTACTGAAAGTGTAATAGCTTCAATAGCAGCGGCAAATGTAATAGAAGGCGGAGGAAGTGGTGTTGGCAATCTGCAAACGACAATGGCTGCAGGGACGACAATATTTCTGAATGTAACGCAGATTCAACTTACTAGTGGTTTAGCGTTATGTTACTATGAAGACATTGACTAATGTTAGCGTTCAGACAATCATTAAGTTTAGTATCGTTAAAAAGGCTAGGATGGACACCTTCAGATGAAAGCTCGTTAGTTGCTTGGTATAAGCACCAAACAGGGATTACTTTAAATGGTGCTGACGTATCTCAATGGAGAGATAGCTCAACTAACATTCATCATATGGAACAAGCTACTGCATCAGAGCAGCCTTTGTATGATGGTGGCGAATTGATATTTGATGCAGACGCAACGCAAAACTTACAGACGACATCTCAAATAAGTCTTTCAGGAGAATTTACTATAGGAATGAGAATACGACCTACAGCTTTTAATAATGTTATTTTAGCTGATAATACAACTTCAAATGAATTCTTTAAGTTTACAGCAGGTAATACTATTAGAATCAAAATTGATGGCAGCTCAATTAACGTAGACTTGGATAGTGGAACATTCGGAGATGACTACTTAGTTATAACAAGAGATGGTGACAGTTTAATTACGCTACACCAAAACGGAACTGCACAAGCTACTACAGCTACACTAGGAGGTACTTCTGACATAGATGCTATAGGAGTACGTGCTACTGATGTAAACCCTTACGCAGGAAGTGTATGGGAAATGCAAATATATAATTCAACAAGTGCGGCACTAACAGCAAATGTAAATAATAGACTTTCAAATATATAATATGGATAAAATAATTTCAGTAGATTTAAGCACAAGTACAGCACCTTTAGTACAAGAAGTACGAGGTAAGGATTATATAGAATATGGAGATGCTAGTGGGGAGTGGCGCAATTTATTCCCACAGTTTCTTATTGACCTTTACTATTCAAGCTCAATAACAGCTGCAATTGTAAACGCTACTGCTGAAATGATAAATGGCGCAGACTTAGTTATTTCTGATGAAGATGATAGAGATGAAGAAGCAAGAGTTAAGTTGCAAAATTTTATGAATAATGCTAATTCAAATGAAACGCTTCACGAGGTTTTAAAAAAGGTAGCTTTTGATTTTAAACTTCAAGGTGCTTTCGCTTTGAACATAGTATGGTCTAAAGACAGAACGCAAATTTCTGAGCTTTACCATATTGCTGTAGACAAAATAAGGTGTGAACGTCCTGATGAATTTGGAAAAACTAATGCTTATTATGTATCAGGAGATTGGGCAAATACAAGAACTAACAAACCTTATAGAGTTCCTGCATTTAATGTGCACGACAGGACTTCACCAAATCAAATATTATACACAGGTCTTTATAGTCCTAATATGAACTCTTATTATACAGCTGACTACATTTCTTGTAATAATTGGGCTTTAATTGATTCCAAAGTGTCTGAGTTCCATCTCAACAACATATCTAACGGATTCTCAGGTTCGTTTATGATTAGCTTTGCAAATGGTATCCCAACAGCTGAGGAAAGAAACCAAATAGAACAAAGTCTTACAGATAAATTCACGTCAGAAAATTCAGCAGGGAAATTTATACTCACATTTTCAGATGACAAATCAAGAGTTCCTGAAATAACAGCTATCAGTCCTTCAGATTTAGATAAGCAGTATTTAGCTTTAAATGAGATGACAGTTAGCTCAATTTTAGCCGGTCATAGAATTACGAGCAAAACATTAATGGGATTAGATAGTGCTAATGGCTTCTCAAGCAATGCAGACGAGCTTTTAAACGCTTCTAATTTTTACCTCAATACTGTAGTAATGCCGTTCCAAAATCAAATCTTAAAAGTATTGCACAAGATATTCCAAGTTAATAATATGGATATGCCTGTTCAGTTTGTACAACTTAAACCAATAACAATACAATTTGATTCTGAAACGATTAGAGAAGTTATGACGACAGATGAAATCAGAAGTGATTTGGGGTTACCTGATTTAACAGAGCAACAAGAAGAAGACTTTAATACAGAACTATCTACTGAGAAAACAGAACTAGACGCTTTTATTGAGGAGTTTGGAGAAGATATGTCTGAAGATTGGGAGCTTGTAGAAGAAGAAGTAGTTGATGGTGAACACCAAGACTTTGACTTTGAAGAAGTATTGAATGATTTGGCAGGAGAAAAGATAGAACTAGCTTCAACAGGTAGAGCCATTCCTAGTCGTAAGTCAGACCAAGACGGAATATCTAAAAAAACTTATGATTACTTTAGAGTAAGATATGTGTATTCTAATGATAATTTTTTGACTAACAAGTCAGGAACTAAAAGAGATTTCTGTAGAAAAATGGAAGGAGCTAATAAACTTTACAGAAAAGAAGATATAATTAATATGGGTAAGAAACCTGTTAATGCAGGATTTGGAAAAGGTGGAGCTGATACTTACTCAATTTGGCTTTATAAAGGAGGTCCTCAATGTTTCCACTTTTGGAGTCGTAGGATTTTTAAGACAGTAATAGGAGAATCTAAGACAACTAAAATAGAAGACGCTGATATGATTGGCTACACTAAAGCAAGGTCACAAGGATTTACTGCTAAAAAGAATGATAAGTTAGTAGCAACACCACCACGAAAAATGAAAAATAACGGATACGTAAACGCAAGATAACTATGAGCTATGTACTATTTATATCAGAAAGCAAACTTAAGTCAAGTACCGCAGTAAACCTCAATGTCGATATTGACCTACTACTTCCTTTTGTAAGGGAAGCACAAAAATTAAGAATTGAAACAGCACTTGGCACAGACTTAACCGATAAATTAAAAGCTGAAATTACAGCAGGAACTTTAGCAGGAGCTTACAAGACTTTAGTAGATGATTACATTGGGGACTGTCTTCCTGCGTATGCTTTATATCACGCTATACCTTTTCTAAGATTTAAGGTGGAGAATGGAAACATCTATTCCAAGACCTCAGAAAACGGAACGGCTTTAAGCGAATCTGAAGCTCAACATTTTAGAGAAGAAATTTTAAATACGGCAAGTTATTATCGTGAAAGGCTCATAGACTATGTAAGAAACAACACAAGCAGCTTTCCTGAATTTTCAACGAATAGTGGGGCTGATGTCAAAGCTTCAAGTGAAAACTACTATAATGGAATGAACCTTGAAAGACCAAGACAAGGAACTAAATTGACTTTACGTAACTTCTTAAATTCAGGAATATAGATGAAAAGACACTACAAGCCTAAACTAATAAATGTAACCAAATTAAAATCATATTTGAAAGATGCCGATAAAAAAGACAATCCAAGAAGTAACAGAAGTTGCGTTAGTGAACGGTGCTGTACTAAGCGTAACAACCTTCAGTAATTTAGAAATAGCTTTAAAGCTTCTACTGTTAGTTGTTTCAATAGCATATACAATAGACAAGTGGTGGTTCAACAGGAAAAGAAGAAAGTGAATGACTAGTTGGGCATTTTTTAAAGGACTAGTTGTTAAGTTTCTTAATAACTTGTTATCTACAAACTTAATGACTATTAATAAGAATAAAATAATAAGAATAAATAATAAATACTCTAAAGGGAAAATAAATCTTTTATTGATTAGAAATACTTTTTCTAATAATTCAACTATTGGTGAATTGTTTATTAATGGTGAAAGGATTTGTGATACATTAGAAAACCCTTTTATTAATAACGAAAGGAACATAAGTTGCATACCTGAAGGAGAATACAAAGTTAGATTAAGGCTACCAAGAGAATCAGCTACAAGAGAATATTTACACTTATTAGTTAAAGACGTACCTAACAGGGATTGGATATTGTTTCATAGAGGTAACACTTCTAAAGATACTAGTGGATGTATCCTAGTAGGATTAAGCACAAAACAGGATGTTGTTTATAACTCTACCTTAGCAATGGACTTACTTATAAAAGAAATTCTTAATTTAGGCGGCGAAAACATTAACTTAATAATCAAAAATAAATAATTATGAAAAAGTTTTTTCAAAAGTATCTTATCGGACAGATGTTAAAGTCTAAGAAGTTTTGGTACGCAATCAGTTCTGTAGTAGTTCCTGCTATTGTAACATACTTAGGAGTTGATTCAGAAACAGCAAGAGAATTGTATCACGCAATCTTAGTGCTTATTGTAGGTCAAGGAATTGCTGATGCAGCTAAGAAATAATCGTTACAGACTAAAACCTAACGAAATAGCAATCATTCAGGAAATGAGGAAATCAGAGGTTAGAAACATTCTAATCATTGGTGACCTCCACGAACCTTTCTGTTTAGATGGCTACCTTGAGTATTGTCAAGAACAATACAAAATACATAATTGTAATCAAGTAATTTTCATAGGTGACTGTATTGACTCACACGGATTCTCATATCACGAACCTGACCCTGATGGTATGTCTTCAGGATTAGAACTTGAAACGGCTATTAAGAAAATAGCTAAGTGGTATGAAGCTTTCCCTTATGCAGACGTAATGATAGGAAATCACGATAGAATGGCTAGTCGTAAGGCTATGTCAGGAGGTATTCCTGCTGCTTGGATAAGGTCATACAATGAAGTCTTAGGAACTCCTAATTGGAATTGGTGTGAATCTATTATATATGATGACGTACTATATGAACACGGAGAAGGAGGACAAGCAGCAGCTAAGGCTAAGAACAACCTAATGTCTTCTGTTTGTGGTCATACCCACACCCTTGCTTACACTCAATGGTTCGTAGGGAAACGATTCAAAGTCTTTGGAATGCAAGTCGGTTGTGGAGTAGACAGTACGACATACGCTGCAGCATACGCTAAAAACTTCAAGAAACAGTCAATCGGTTGTGCAGTCGTTTTAAATAACGGAACTCTACCAATCAATCTATTAATGCCTTTATAGGTACACCCCTTAGCCGTTTAAGGCACTTTCTTTTCTTTTTAATACTAATACACTAGACAAGCTATAAAGTTTGTCCTAGATGTAAACACCTTAATTGTTCATAACTTTGTAAATAAACTTGTTTATAATTGTGTGGGTAACTTAAAAGGTGTACTTTTGTCAAACATTAATCAAATATATTATTATGAAAAATATACTACAAATACTTTTATCAATGGCTGCCTTATATGGTTGTCTTTATGTGCTACTAGCGACTATTTCGCTTTTAGAATTAGCTTTTAATATATAACTATGAAATTTAAAATGAAAGAAGCAACTAACAAGCAGGAAGCTATCATTAGCTTACTAGACGTACAAACTAACAAGCCTAATTTATTGCCTAATAACTCAACTTTTGATGAATCAATACTTGATGGGATTCCTTTTTTAGAACTTAGGGATTTATATATAAAAGTGAAGACTGCTTACTATAGTTCACTAGACTTTAAAAACAGATTTTAATATGACAATACAAGACGCAGAATACTTAGAATACTCAACTTTTGAAATGAGCTTACAACAACGCAGACAGAAATTCTTTGACGAATGGGCTGCATATAAAAAGAAAAGCAGAAAAGAAGCTTTGATTAGGTATGAAACTTTAGACGACAAAGAAATTACTTGTACTGAATGGTGGTTAAAGGGTGAAGACTTACCTACTAATGTTTGGAGTCATAATCAAGGACAAACAGGAGGTTACATCCAAGACTTCAAAACAGTAGGTCGCTCAATAATAACCGTAGGTACTGAAAAACAAACAGCAATACTTATGCTAGACCTAGACGTTCAAATAAAAGATAGTTGGGAAACACCTTTGTCAGACGATTATAAACAACTATATTTACAGAATAATAAACAAGCACTTTTAATAAATTTAAAATAATATGAAAACAGAAGCACTAAAGGAAAAGTACATTAAGTACAACCTAACAAAAGATGATGTATTTAAACATCAACACTACATCATACTCACAAGAAGTGGTATAGATAAAATACAAGCAATAGAAGGAATAAAAATTGACTATGAAGTCATAAATTGTGAGAAAGACTTTTGCGTAGTTAAGGCTCACGCAAAGAAAGATGATGCGTTTATTCAAACATTCGGCTCAGCACTTAAAGGTGCAGGATACAAAGACGGCAATACAAACACTTGGTACGTTATGGAGATGGCAGAGAAACGAGCAATGTCAAGGGCTGTTCTAAAGCTTACAGGGTTCTATGAACTAGGAGTGTTTGGAGAAGATGAAGCTGAAGATTTTAAGAAACAATAATTTAATTAATAAAAGACCTGCAAAAACAGGCACAATAAAAATGGAAGTAAAAGGTAAATTAGTAGATTTCTTGAACATAGAATCAGGAACAAGCAAGACAGGAAAGGAGTGGCAAAAGCAAACAGTTATAATTGATACAGGTGGTGAGTTTAACAACTTGGTTGCAGTTAGTGCTTTTGGCGAGGATAAGATTAAAAACTTAAACAAACTTGAAATAGGTATGGAAGTGAAAATCCTTTGTAATGTTTATTCAAGAGAATATAATGGTAGGTACTTTCATAACATAGATGGTTACCACTTTTCAAATGTAAGCAACCAAACAGCTGCAAGTATTAACGCTTCTGATGAAGATAGCCCTTTTTAATATGACAACAGAAGACAACTTTATAAATTTATGCAACCTTACGACAAGCGTCTTGGGGTTGCCTAAAGACTCCCTTTCACTAAAAAGTAGAAAGCAGGACTTACAAGTCGCTCGTTCAATTGCAGGAGTTATTGCAAGGACTGAAGACGATATACATCAAACAGTAATAGCAAAGGTTCTGAATCGTGATAGGTCGCTTATTTACCATTACGAAAAGATGCACAAAGATAACTACGCAACCTTTCCTAAATACAGAAATGCTTTTAATAAAGTTTACATAGCATACAAAGATATTAATAGTGCTAAAAAGACTTTCTTAGATTCTGACTTTATGAAGTCACACCTCTTAAAAAATGATGTAAAGGAACATTTAAAAGCTCAGGTATTGATTGAAGTTAAAAGTGGTGAATCAATGTGTATTGTAAAAACTTCCTATTTTGACTTCTCTAATCAATTAGAAAACGTTAAACTTGCAATGTCAAATTATCACTATTCAGTAAAAATACTATGAAACACCTTTTGAGTAGTACAGCGTTTATCGTGCTAAACAAAGAATTAGCGAAGCAGGTAGGATTAAAAG